TTGGAATTGGAACGTGTAGTCAGTATTGTCACCAAGACCCTCATTCTTTTTGTTTATCTTCTCTATTATACGAATTGTAGGGAAGTCCATCTCCTTAAACAATAGATCTATTGCCTTTACAAGCGGTCCTCCTGAGTTATAAGTAACCTCAGCCATATTAGCTATACTCTGCATACCGCTGTTTAAAGCAGTGGCGAAGTCGTAGTTAAATGTATTTGGTAGAAAGGCAGGCTTGCTCCACTGAGATGTAGCTGAGTACTCACCGTCATCGTATCTATACCTGTAGGCAAAGCATATGAATCTTTCCTCTAAGAAGTTGTCCTGAGTTGATGTAATTGTTGGTACAACAACCGGAGCTGCAACAGGTGGTTTCTTTATTACAAGTATCGACTCTGCTGAAAATTGGTCAACACCTGCAGATGGATTAGCATAACCCTTAGTTACATTAATCTGCCTTGGGGCATTGTAGTCATCAGTCCAATACAATAGATCCTGCACTTTATCTACGCCTGTTATTACATACGTAGGGTCAAAGTTTAGTGTTGTATTATTTGTAGCTCCATCTCTAATACTTATTAGATGATACGTTAGTATTGTGGTTTTTATATCATATGATACTACCAAATCAATCTTTCCAGTGGGAGAAGAAGTATAGTTGCTATCGTGAACAAACCAATATATAGTCTCGTTTGTACCATCATCTAAAGCACCGATACATCTAGCATCTGAGCTAAGTGGTATACCATTATAAGACAAAGTAGTTAAAGATACATTCCCCTTTGCATTTTCTATGACGCCAATCTCTGAGTTCTCAGTAGAACCCATACGTATATTAAGAGCATCAATGTACTCACCATTAGGAACAAGGCGCTCATCAACAGCCTTGTTCATTCTACCCGCTATAAAGTTCCTTGATAAATTTGCCATATTATTTTAACCACTTATCTTTTCCTCGCATATTCATTAACAATCGTCCAGGATGGATGTTGCTTATTCTAATTTTTGCGTTTCTTAACAAAGCAGTCTTTCTTTTTCTTGCTCTATTAACTACATACTCCTGCACTCCAAATTTAGAGTTTAAAATAGCAAATTCAATTGCTGCGTATATGTAATCTTCAAACAATTTATTTACTGTAATACTACTGTCGTCACCATTTTCCATACCATCTGATATGTACTCAAGTACAACTAGCTCTGTTTGCATACCTGAGCTGAAGTTAATTACACCAGTCTTTTTATCTATGCTAAATGTAGGGTTTGCATTAGCTGTCTCTGTATTTAAGCCAAATCTAGATCCCATCTCTCTAGTAAAATACCAATTCCCATTATCGTTATACCCATACTGACCATTGAATTTTGAGTCACTATTCATATACATAGTAGGCTGAATAGAAAATATTCTTTTATAGTCCAAGTCAGAGAACTGTGGAGATAGTGCATTATTGTTTATATCAAATAATATCTTTCCAGTATTATCCTGGATATATGCACTAGACCAATTAGTTTGTATATTCTCACTTAACGGATGCAATCCTCCATTTCTCTCAAGAGATATCCTAACCCAATTCACATAGTCAGATGGAAGCACATACCTAAGCTGATCATCAACACTTAACTCTAGTATCTTGATTTCTTTAAACGCATCGTAGTTAAGCTCCTGTATAGCTCTCTTAGCGTGAAAAAGAATTTTAAATCTTTCTTCATTATTTATAAGGCTATGGTTACCTGAGTACATCAACATAAAATTGTTGACTACATCATATAGAGATATGTACTGATACGACCCCCAGTTCTGACCCTTAGGATCATCACCTCCGTTTTCGTAATATTGATATTGTGATATATAAGCCATTTATTATTGTTGTGATTGATTATCTATTTGCTCAAGGCCCTGCCCAAACTGAACTGCTGATATCTCTCTAATAGACATACCCGCATACTGAAGAATTTTATTTACTAAGTCAGGCTCGCAATCAAGCGGTAGCTCAAAGTCCTGATAGTCAGGTTGAGACTGTGAGAATGCAGGCTCACCACTCACTAGCGTAATATATGTCCACTTAGGATCTTTAGGATATCTTATATACTGAGACGAAACCTGACCTAATTTATTTACCGTAGATGGGAATGCAGTTAGTATCCCACCCTCTTGCGTATATGCGGGGTATGTAAGGTTTGGTTTAGTCAACAATGAGTTGTTGAGCATAGTAATCTTACTATGAGAAACTTTTTCAGCTTCCTGTAAAGAGTCTCTGTATATGTTGTAGTTTATACCATTTGCATTAAATGGTGTTTGGGTTACGCTACTAGCTGTAGTGTATAGAGACGTCTCAGAGTTAACAAATGTAACAGTAACGTACTGAGTTATACCACCACTAATTAAAGCCACTACATCACCTACCTGTACACCATCTGTAGTAAATAAAGCATTATCATCTATTATCTCTTTACCACTTGGATCAACGTCTGTAGTTACACCACTTAGTATAAAATTATCGTATATAAGCACCTTGTTTAACAGGTAGTAGTCATCTCCAGTTGTAGTTGGAGATGGAAGATAGTACACATTGCTTATTGTTGGTGGTGTAGTACTTAGAGTTAACGGATTTGATACAGAAAAAACTTCTATAAGCTCTTCTATTGTCTTGCGTATATCAGCATACCCGGTGCCTGATTGGCGGGCATTCTCTTTATTAATCTGATAGTTGTACTGATAGAAATAAGTTTCAAATAAATCTAATTGTGCCTGCTTGGAAAATAAATTAAAATCCGAAGGCGATATATATCCGTAGTTATTCTTGTTCAGTACAGACAGAACTGTATTTCTAACTGAGTTAATCATCTGTAAACCTTTCTACAAAGATAATAAAAAAAAAGAACCCCTTCATTTTCAGAAGAGGTCCTTAGTTATTTAAGTTAAACAGTTAGTTATAATAACTTCTCAAGTATCTTATAGTTGTCTATCCCATCATCTGACTGTAAGAATGATGACACTATAGACATAGGGTCTTCACCGTAGGGTACATTCAACATCTTTGTCTTGTTTGTGTTTGTATTAAACCATACTTCCTTTTTATTTTTTCTAAATGCTAATAAGCCCTTATCAAAGAATAAAGCTACAGTTGAGTTTAGCTTTAATGATGGGTCATTCATTATATCTATAAAAGAAGATGGGTTTGTCTTAGCGTATACAAGTATATCACGCCTTAACTCTGCAGTAGAAACTGTACTTATATCTTTGTTATATAAAACACGCGCAACCATCTCTAGTTGGTCTAGGGTCATTTCTCTAGCTGCAATAAGAGCATCTACCTCTTGATTAAATCTTTCAACCTCTTTAGATGCATCTCTCTCTTGATTTACCTCTTCAAACTTAACACCATTTAGTGGGTGGTAGTAGAGGAACTGTTGTAGAACAGGGTTTGTTCTTGGCACACTTAAAAAACCATCCTCAAAAATAATTGGTTCTAGTATTATATTACCATCTTGCTCATCCTCGAATGGTGATTTTTGGTTTCTTGCATAACGAAGTGCTCTATTAGAGTTTGTCTCTTCGTCAAAGTATAATAAAGGAAACTGTGCTGAATTTCTTGTTGGTATCATAAAAGACAAAGGAGCTTCGTCTCTTCTTAATTTGTAGACCTTGTCTACTGATTTTTCTATTTTTTTCATTTGATATAATTTAATTTAAGATTAAAAAAAGGGGTGCGTAAAATACACACCCCATATTTAGTTATTCTAGTTTTGGAACAAGAAGAAGTTGTTAGCACCTAAAGTACAAACTGCTCTCTCAGAAAGGAAGTTAACCTCCATTGCATCAAGATCAGAAGTTTCAGCACCACCAGCAGAACCTGTAATCCAAGTTTTGTATCGTCTGTCTTCAGTTTCAGAAGCACGATATCTAACGTGTAAGAAAGGTCTCTTAGCGTTTTTACCTAAAATTTGATCATAAACAGTAGTAGATCCAGCAGGAACTAAAAGTCCGTTTACTTTACCTGATCCAGCAGCAGTAGATAACCCACCTCTCATTGTAGGATCGTTTAGGTATTTCCAATCAGATTTGTAGAAGTCATAACCTCTACGGAATCCTGTGAAACCTAAGTTAAGAGCCATCTCTTTGCTATTATCAAATAGACCATAAGAAGTTCCACCTGGAGAACCGTAAGAGTTTTGAGCTGCAAGCATATCATCGATACCGAAGCTAAATGCTCTATCAACAAATATTACGTTCTCTTCAATAGACCCTTGCTTATCAAGACGAGCTACGATATTATCCCACTCTTGTAAGTTAGTTGGATATCCACCACCATAAACGTTACCACGCTCATTAACAACGTAGAATACACCCTCAGATCCTTTATTACCCATATAGTCTAACGCTCCTGTAAGTGCAGCAGCACCTGAACCGGCAGCAGCAGGAACAGCTTCAATCATTGCAGTCTCTAAGTAATCGTCAAAACGTAGACGAGTTTCGTGCTCTGACTTCATATACCATAAGTATCCGTTAGCACCATTCTCAGTAGTAACTTCTACCCATCCGATTTGTGCCATATCAGAACCTGATACTGCATACTTATCTTTTATGATAATTGGAGAGTTTTCGTAGATCTCATCGTCAGCCTCTAAAGAACCTTGCATTCCATTAGTACCTTTTTTAAACTCAGAACCGTATATAAATACTGTCCACTTGTTTGTAGCTAATGAATTTAAGAATCCACTTGCGTTGTAGAACGCTACGTCAAAAGTTCCAGCTGTAGTGTCTACATCAGTAACAATTGCTTTGTAGTTATCTCCACCTGTAGCCCCTACAATATTCAATGTAAGCATAACAGTTTGACCAACTCTAATAGCGATACCTCCAGCAGTTAGACCACTAGTAGCTCTGTTAGGAACTAACAAGTCGTTTACAAGGAAAGTTGCAGTAGGAGAAGCTGAACCAGATAAATACTGAGCAGTAGTACAGTCTACATACTTAGTGTGTAGTCTTCCTTGCTCAGCCCATTTGATAAGGTCAGAGTTAGAAGGCATCTCAGCACCTACCATTCTTAAGAATGAAGCTACTGTGCGGTTACCATATCTTTCAAACTCTTTCTCATAGGTATCTGGAAGATACTGATTCAAGAAGTTAAAATCGGTAATGTAATTTGTTTTTAGTGGGACTTGCTGCGCACTTGGCTGCAACGAATATCCCGGAATTGCTTGTACGGACATTTTTTTTGTTTTTAATTTTTGTTATTTCTATTTTTAATTCGTAATCCACGACCTGAGTCTTGGTTTACTTCTCTTACTGTTGCATTACTACCTGAAGAGATGTTCTGTGGTGTTTGGCGTGTAGACATATTTATATTTTTTGTCTTACGCATAACATCATCAACCGCCTCTGACTTGCCTTGTTCATAAAAGAACCTAGCAAATTTTTCAGGATTCATAGCAACTGCCAACGCTTTGTGATAACCTACAGGATCAGTCAAAAGACCATCATCACCAACAAACTTCTTTGTAAAGTTTGACGGATCAAGATGAACCTTCTTTAATTCTGACGCATCAGCTGGGACATAAACAAGCTTGTTGTCATCTAGTGTGAACTCAAAACCTTTGAACTCACTGCTAAATACTTCACCTGTCTTCTGCTTATACCAATCTTCTCTGCGTTGGATTTGTTCACTTAAAGACATCGACTCTTCAACGTATCGCTTATACTCCTCTAAGGACTTTGAATCTTCATCAGAAATAGACTTCCCTGCTGACTCAACAGGTATTCTGTATTTTTCTTTTTCAGTCTCAAAATACTCTTTGGCTTTAGCAACCATTTTCTTTTTTGCTAGTTTGGCTTTCTTTACAAAAGATTCATCGTCAAGCTCTTCATCGTAAGAATAATCCTCCATCATAGATTCAATATCCTCCGCATCTAAGCCCTTCTCTGTCGCTGTAAGATAGTCACGTAGCAATTTATCTGGGCTAACGTTATCAAGGTCCTTGCTTAACTTAACAAAGTCCTCAATTCCACGCCCTGTTTCTTTTTTATACTTAAAGTAAGCTGCAACGTCTTCAGGTAACTCTTCCGACTCCTGTCTCTGCTGCGTTAACTCTTCTAGAGAATTAATCTGCTTACCATATCGTTTACCAATATATGAAAGAACATCTTCCTCATTTAGTTCTAGTGGCTTAGTTTCCTCTATACCACTACTAACCTCATTTTCTATAAAACCGCTGTCTATAGGTTCGTTTGTAGTTTCGTTAAACTTTTCATCGTGCTTGTCAAGTAGCTCTTGCTCTACCTGCTGTACAGACTTCTCTTCGTTAACTGAAACTGATTTTACTTTTATTTCCATATTAGATTAAATTTATTTTGCAAAGTTATATAATTTTATTATAGCGTTTATCTAGGTTCAAATTCAGCTAGATCAAATCCATCCAGACTATCCTCATTAGACTCAAATGTCACAGGAGGTAAGTTATTTTTTCTTTGGTTTATTAACTTAGACTGCTCTGTATTCTGTTGGCTAATTCTTTTAGCTTTTGCGTCTTCTCTTTCTTTTTCTCTAGTAGCTAAACCTTGTACCTCTACGCCCTTTAGTTGCATATTAAGGTCAAACTCTTGCTGCATTAGCTGAGACTTAAGCATAGCTTCATTCTTCATTTTCTCTATTTCAAACGCTATCTCTGCCTGCTTTAATTGCATCTTAGACTGAGTCTCCATCTGTAGCTGCTGCATTGCCATTTGTCCAGCCATTTGCTGAGACTGTTGCTGAGCCTGTGCTTGCATAGCTTGTTGCTGTGCCATCATCTTCTCCTCTCTGTCTTGCTTAGCCTTACGCTTAAGTTTTAAAAGTTGATTCGCAAGTTTTATGTTTTTAATCTCACGTATATCAATCGCATCCTCAAGGTTTATGTCACCCTTAGATAATGCCATCTGTATATTCTGTTCAAGCTGTGCTCTTTCTTCTTCGTCAGGGGCTACTTCTATAAATACACCAAAGTCATATATATATAGATCTTTTATACTATTTAGTATATTTATGTTATACTTTCCAATTTGGTTTACAAACTCATCCCTAAAGTCAGCGTACTCTAAAATATCAGCGACTCTATACGTCAAAGCCTCAGCTAGTGATCTATATATATAAAGACTTGAGTCAAGTATGTGTCTAGTTGCTGTGTTTGAGTTTAATGCCGCTAATTTTTGTACGCCAACTAAAGAGTTAGGATCTGGCATACTGCCATCTCTTGCCTCGTTCAAACCGGTAACCTGTCTAATTTGACTTAGGTAGTGATTGTAGTTGGTGATAAGCATCTGTGTCTTTGATGCACCTGAGTTAGCTGTTAACTGTTGTATTGGAACTCTTGCGTTGTTAAACTCACCATCTCCAGTATAGCTTCTACCAATCACACTACCTGTTTGGAAGTATAATCTCAAAGCATCCTCTGGATTATAAGCTGCACCTGTACCAAGGTCAACCTCATTAAGACCATCTGCATCAATGAACACACCATCAGGGACTACTCTAGATATTACCTGTTGTAACTTCAAATGCGTCATCTGTATTAAGTCAGCAAAAGGAATCATTCTACGAGTTAAAGACTCAATAATACCCTTATACATTCTTGGGGCAGAGGCAACGTAGTTAGGTATAGCGTGTTGTGTAGCAGACTTTGGTCTAACCATATTCTCAGACATCTCCCACTTTAATAAGAAGTTAGTGCCCATAACCATAACACCCTCGTACCATACGTCTATAGTCTTAGAAACCTTTTCAAAGTTTCCTTCCTTCATCATATCCTCAGGTGGGTTAAAGGTATCATCCTTCTCTACCATCTTTAGATTTCCTGAGTCAGTTATTTTTCTTTTGTATACAATGTCCTTAGTGGTCTTGTAGTTAAAGTACAGCAACGTAGCTGTATCCTTATGGAATATATCGTTTTGATAGAACTGTGCTACATTAAAATAATCATACCAGCTCTGACTGTAGTTAGATATCTCTTCTAAGTCAGCGTTGGTCAGTGTAGGATCAATCTTCTTTAGCTCAATAATAGGAACAGTCTTAATCTCACCCCAATAAAAACAATCTTTAAAGTTAGGATCTTCAGTGTAGCTATAGACAACATTAGCAGGGTCTACGTAAGATATTCTTACGCCATCTCCCTTTAGGAACTCGTGTTTTGCTATAGCTACTCCAAGGACAGTCATATCATAGTCTAACCTCTTTCTAATGTCGTCGTAGTGATTTGCATCAAATATTGTGTTGATAGCAGTCTCTTCTGCTATCTCGATTGCAGGCTTATAGTTAAGCTGCATATATAACGCAAGCTCTTCGTCTGTATTTGGAAGTTCGTTTGGGTCTGTAACAAAAGGATTAGCCCCTGTCTTATCCATAATAGTCTGAAGTATTGGTTTTGCAACCATCTGACCTTCAATCATATCCTGATAAGAACTTCTATTCTGCTGAGACATAGCATCCTGTGCATACGCCTTAACCTTAAATAGACGATCAGACATACCATTAACAACGATATCAATAAACTTTGGCAGAATAGGAACAGGAGTCCAGTCTAAATTAAGGTAAGACAGATCACCGTCTACGGCTAGCTCGTTTTTATACTTTGCTACAGATTGCTCTCCACGAGCATATAGTCTTAACCTGTGGAAGTCTCTCCATTGACCGTAATACCTGCTACCGTTTCCATCTTTTCGAAACCATTCGTATTGAATAGCTTGCCCAATCTGTAAACCAAATTCATCCGAAGCTTTTATTGAATCGGAAACAAATTGGCTTGGAAATCCTGCAGATGTGATATCTATTTTAACATCTTTCATCTAATTATTTCGCTTAGCGTTCCTTTATTGCTGTACCTCGCAAAGTTAATGTTTATTTTTGATTGTTTTTTCTCAGGCAGATACAAGTTCTTTTGAGTAGCCATAATAGCTAGACCAGAACTAATCGAAGCATCGTGCTTTGTCCTATTTGAAATATCAAACTTTGCCCAGTCCTCTAGAGTCCTTGTAAATATCATATCTCCCATATCTCCGGGGTCTCTATATGTGCCATCCATATCCATACCAACATACTTCTCTATGTAAGACTCTATAGCAGATGCGTGTGCCTGCTTTATATCCTCACTACTGTTTGGGATACCACCTAACTCTCTCTCTGTCTTAGATAGATTGTTATATTGTTTATCAGGTCTGTTCATACAGAATCCTCTGTACCCCCTATTCTTAAAGTGATATAGTAGTCTTGGTTTGTTATTCTCTATAAGTATTGGCATACCGTAAAACACACAAGCCATAAGGACGTCTTCGTAGAATATCTCTGCTGTCTGTGGTCTAGCTATATACTCTAGGAAGAATGTGTTTACAGGGGCTTCGTCCATATGATACGTAGTAAGTCCGTGGAGTGATCCATTAGACCCCCCACCACCTACAGTCCCTGATATATCATAGGAGTCACATCCAAATGCACCTAAGTGTTCATTTCCTGGATACTTAACTCCATTCTTAGTCACTATCCTATTCTGCATATGCTTCTTAGGATTCCAGCTCACATAGAACCTTCCGCTATTGTTTGGGCTAAATATAACCTCAGTATCTTTTATCCCATCCTTCCAGTGGAAACTACCCCTTGTTATGTGGTGCTCTCTTATTAAAGAGTCGTTGTAGTCTATCTGATGATATATCTTAGTTAGGTTGAATAGAGACTGATTACTCTCGTCTCTAAATGCGTGAGACTCTGTTCTTGGGAACTGACGATAGAATTCATTTAATGCATCAGCATCGTTCTTATTTGACTCTACCTCATTCTCCCAGTACTTAATAGCTCCCTGCGTTATTTTTTCATTGTTTATGCCTAGTATAGGAGACTCAGGGCACTCAAGCACAGGTATCCCATAGCGGTCAATAAATCCCTCCATATTCCATTCCATAGGAATAAATAGCGAGTACATACCACTCTTAGTTTGACCATTAGCGCTACGCTTTGATACGCTAGAGTCTTCATATAGTTTCTTAAAATTATCTCCACCTTTACTTAGTGCGTTTGAGGTTGAACCCATCATACACTTACCTATAACTCTACTACCTAAACGTAGACAGGTCTTAGTAACCCTCCAGTTATTCTGTATGTTATTTGGCTTTATCCATTTTCCGCTCTCGTCGTGAACAAGCAGCAGAAGCTTCTCGCCATCATAGCTGTTGTCGTCTGTATTCTTCCAGTCTATAGTTGTATCAAGACCTGTTAACTCATCATCATTTGAAGTATACATATTCTTCTTCGTGATTTTAGATGCCGGTATCCTAAATGCAAGCTCAGTCTTTGGCTTGTCCATACCATCTTGTATTGGCTTAAAGAAAAAAGGAAGCCTATTTGATATAGGAACAACCTTGTCTGTAAACATTGTCTTTGCGTCACCACCTGTCTTTGATAGGATTCCTATTCTAGCATCCTTAGATAGAGTGCCTGTATTAACACATTCAGATGAGCTCATAAATGAGAACCCTGAACGTCTTATCTTTAAGTACACCATACCAAATGACCTCTTGTCTGCCTTGCAAGCTTCCCAGAATATATATAGAACCCTATTAGCCTCTCTATAGTCTGGATATCCAACGTCAATTGAGGTCCACTGTAGATACATATAGTGTGCTCCTGTTATATATGTAGGAACACCATTATTCATAAACCAAACACCAAACTCCCTATTATCAAACTCTGACTCAATGTAGTCAACCCACCTGTCCTTAAACGCTGAAGGTTTTTCGTTCCACTGAAACTTAGTCTGTATCTTGCTTAACTCTTGCGGTAGAGGTACTCGTTCCCAGTATTGTTGCTCAGGGTTCTTATGCCTCTGCATACACAATCTAGGTGTAAGTGGAAGACCAATCCTTAAACCTTGTATCTCGACTATGTCTCCAAGAGTTCCGTCTTTTGATATTACAACAAAATCATACTTTTCATTGTAGCCATACTCCCAGGACTTCGCCTTATTCTTATTAGAGCGAACTGTCTGAGGGATATAGTCCTCTACAAGTCTATATATACTATTTTGCTCTTCCTTCTGCAAATCCTACCTTTGTGTGTACCTTAGTTGATATCTTATCTATTGAGTCTATAGCCTCCTGCTCAGCCTCTATCCTGCTTAGGATTTCAAATGCATCGAATATCGCAAGCTTCTTAGTTGCGGCTGCATTCTTTAGTCTATCTGCAGATAAGTCCTCACTGTCATCGTGCTTAATAATATCCTCCTTGGCAACCTTAATAAGTTGCTCAACTGCCCTATGACCTGCCTCAATTATCTTTAGTTTAATCTCCTTTGAACTCATAGTACCATAGTTATTTGGTGGTCATACATTCTATATAGCTTCTCACCGTCTATATTAAACTCATACTCAGACTCAGGCTTAAACGTAACCAGGTCTCCTTTATTCACTCCCTTGCTAGTGAGGTACTCGTTAGGATACTTAACAGTTCCAATTAAGGGTTCTTCTGCAAATGGCTTGTATATGTACGAGTCGATAGGTGGTATTGGCTTAATGAAGCAGTACTTGTCGTAAGACACCCACTCATCACCACTATAAAACATAAAGAACTGATCGTCTTCCACAAAGAATAAGTCGTCCTTAAAAAAACTTCTTCCGCTTCTTTGACTTCCTTTCATATCATTATAGAACTTAAATACATTGTGGTGCACAAGGAGTATATTACCCTTGCACACAGGCCCTGTGTAGCCTATTGGTGTTTCAATAACCTCAGCGTATCTATTAGAGAACCTATGGTCCTCCTCAGATGTACTAACTATTAGGTCAACAGATCCAATTTTTTTTACATTATTGTATCTCTTACCCTCTAGTGGTCTTACTATAAAGCTAAATGGGGATTTCATTAAAAGTTTATGTCATACTCAATAGATATGGGAACAGTATCAGAGAACTCCTTCCATAAGAATATTTCATCTCTTAATTGTATCCAAATCTGTATTGAGCTTTTATTATTATTAAATTTAATTAAATGTATTTTATGGGTATTACCTAAGACATCTTGTCCCACTATGTAGTGCATAGCCCCTGATTTGTAGTCAGGACCTATAGATATCTTCCTGATTGCTCCCACTAAGTTAGTTTAAATATTTGAACTTGTGCAGATGGCACATTATCCCAAGAGCTAGAGGTAGTATGAATATACATACCACCTTGATTTACTCCAGAGGAATCTCTTAGTATCTCCCAAGTTAATACAGTGCCTACTGTGTCTATAGTAATAACTGTAGTCACTTCATAAGGTATCATAACACCTGTCGTGTTTAACTCAAATCCTTTAACTACACCTGCCTGAACGCCATCTATTAAAGCTCTAAATAATAAAACAGAAACTCCTCCTGAAGAGCCTTGTCTCTCAATATTGCCAAAACCATTAAATAGATATACGCCAACTTGATTGAAGGTTATATTACCTAGCGCATCAATCATAACAGGGTCTGTTGAGTCATTCTGTGCAGCACCAAATGTCACCTGTAGTGGATTATCTAATCCATCAGGTTCTTGGTCAACTGTAGAAAAAGCATAAAGCACATTTGTCGCAGCAAAAGAATTTACATTACTTGATAAAGCGAGTATATCGCTTATTAAAAAGTTTCTTGTAAGATTCTCATTCTCAACATCTGTTCCGATTAACTTATCGTCAACGGTAGGTGTTGATGTAGTTGCGTATGTGCTTATTTGTGCCATTTATTTTTCTTCTTGTTCAGTAATAGATACCTCACCTGTTTCAATGTTAATAGTCGCATCTTGACCATATACTGAAACTAGTTCCTCTTCCATAGCTGAGTAAGATACTTTAACCTCGTCAATCTTCTTCATAATCATTTGCTGTGCGATGTATGCATCACCCAACTGGATTTTTAAAGTGTTGAATTGGTTTACTAGCTCTCTTACCTTAGTTAATTCTTGTTCTGTTAATTTTTGCATTTTATTTAATTTTAATGATACAAATATAATTGTTTTTTCTTATTATGAAACACCTACTAATAATCCACCTTGAAATTCAAGCATCTGAGAA